AAAAGACCCTAAAGTATTGAAAGAACGTGAAAAAACAGCCCGAAGAATTACAAGACGTTCTCAAGATAGAGAAAAAAATCTTCAGCCTGCGCCAACAACAACGCAATCTTCAGTTAGAGGCGAAAAAATAAAGCAATATGCAGAAAGCCTTAAAGAACCTTTGGATTTTGGCATTGATATTGGTGGTTACAAAATACCTTCAACAGTAGGTTTACTTGCTAGCGGTGTTGGTAACTTTATGCGTACAAAAATATATGATGTTTTGCAAAGAGGTGGTACGCCTATATATGATGACAGAGGTAATATTGTTGGTGTTCGCGATCAATACAATAGATTAACAGGTCGTGATCCAGAAGCGCAAAGACTTGCAATGATGGAACGGATGGATAGAGACAGACCTGAACCAACAAATTTTCTTGCTATGGCAGAACCAGCGCCAACGCCAGCAACAGCACCTTCTTTTAATATGGTAGATATGACATTGCCTTATCAGACAGATGCTAGGTACTATCGTCCTAGTATGTTGGATCAGCCATATGGTTTATTAGATTTTTATCAAATGTACGGTTTAGAACAGCCTCAAAGTGGGTTTAGTTCTCAACCAATGTACGCAAGTCCATATGCTTACGGAGGTTATAGTTTATTAACATGAACGAAGGGAAAGCGCGTGAAAAAGTTGATAGAGGAATTAAAGCGGAGACGTTGCTCCGTAATGAATTATTACAAGAAGCATTTGATTATTTGGAAAATGAATTTACAAATGCATGGAAGAATAGTTCCGTGGAAGATTCGCAAGCTCGCGAGAGATTGTATATGCTTTGTCAAAACCTTTCAGCCGTCAAGGGTTATATCCAAAGTGCGGTTGAAGATGGCAAATTGGCGAAAGCAGCCTTAAATGGGTTGCAAAACAATATAAACTTTGAGAAAAGGAAATAGGAAATGTCCAATAACTCGCAAGAGACTGGCACAATATCTGTAAATGATGCAATTAATAGCCTTTTAACTACCACCCCTGAAACGGACAAGGTTGAAGAAGGGCGACTAGAGGCAGAACAAGCCTCACCACTGGAGACAGAAACTGAAGAATTAGTAGAGGACACTCTGGAAGCAGAACCCGAAGCTGATTTTGATGAAGAAGTTTATGAAGGTGAAGATACCGAAACTGAGATAGACGAAGAAGAGGTAGAAGAGGAACCTTTATATTCAGTCAGCATTGATGGCGAAGAATATGAGGTTAACCTGGACGAACTTAGAAACGGCTATCAGAGGCAACAGGTATTTACAAGGCGTATGCAAGAAATTGCAAAAGAGCGTGAAGTTGTGCGTCAGGAAGCTGAACAAGCACGACAGCAACGTGATGAATACGCCAAACAACTTGAAGTCTATGGTGGACAAATCCAGCAGACAATCCAAAAGGAACCTGATTGGAGAGCTTTATCGGAACAAGGTTATTCTGAAAAGGATTTATTCCTTGCAAAAGCTGAATGGGATAAGCAAAAAGCTGAGTTAGATCGCGTTCAACTAGAGCAACAAAGAATAGCTTCTGAGCAAGCCAAAGAGAACGAAGCTAGAATGCGTGAGTACCTAGCGTCTCAAAGGCAAGAAATGATTGAACGCATTCCTTCATGGAAAGATGAAGAAAAGCGTGATGCGGAAAGAGTGGAAGTTGTAAAATACGCACAGCGTATTGGCTTCACAGAAGATGAAATTGCAAATGCGACTGACGCAAGAGCTATTGAACTTCTACACAAAGCTTGGTTGTGGGATAGTCTTCAAAAGAAGAAACCTGATGCTAAGAAACGTGTTAAACAAGCGCCTAAAATGGCTAAAGCAGGTACACCGAAGACAAAAACTCAAGTTGCTAGTCGTCAACGGCAACAAGCAATAAGCAGACTAAATAAAGAAAAGTCTGTTGATGCAGCCGTTTCATACTTAATGGGTAGATAGCAAAGGAGATTTTATAAATGACTACTTACCTAACATCCGCAGCAGTAGGTGAGCGTGAGCAGCTTGCTGATGTAATTTATCGTATTGACCCAGATGAGACACCAATCTTTTCTGCGTTAAAAAAAGAAACCTCTAACGGCATTTTCACTGAGTGGCAAGTTCAAGAATTAGCGGCAGCAGCTACTAATAACCACGCTTCTGAAGGTGCAGACGCATCAATTGCAGCAGCAACAGCAACTACAAGACTTGGTAACTATCACCAAATCTCAGTTAAAGCTGTAGCAGTATCTAAGACATTAGACGCTGTTGAAAAAGCTGGTCGTGACCGTGAAGTAGCTTATCAAAAAGTGTTAAAATCACTTGAGCTAAGACGCGATATTGAAAAATCAATTGGTGACACAGACGTAGCACGTTCTGCTTCTGAGCCTCGTAAATCAGCATCACTTACTTGCTGGATTACAAATGGTTCTGTAGGTGCAACTGCTGGTGCGTTTTCATCAGGTGATGGTACAGATACTATCACAGGTGGTGATGATCGTGCGCTTTCTCTAGCTTTGATTGAAGACGGAATGCAAGATGCCCGGACAGACGGTGGAAACCCATCAATGATGGTTTGTTCAGCTACTAATCGTGCAAACTTCTCAGATCTAACTGCTTCATCAAACTTGGTAAACAATCAAGTAAACATGACACAGGCTAAAGAAGTAACATACGTTGGTTCAACATCTGTTTTCTTAACAGACTTCGGATCAATTGAAGTTGCGCCATCTCGCTTTATGAGCAATGACCGTTTGTTCTTGTTAGATCCAAACTTTGCTTCTGTGTCTACACTAAATGGACGTAATTTCACTGAGAACGAAATTGCGCCAACTGGTGATGCAGAAAAATTCCAAATCGTGACTGAGTGGGCGCTTAAAGTACAAGCTCCAAAAGCACACGCAATGGTAATGGATTTATCTGGCTCCTAATCACTTTTAGAAGGAGGCGGTTTTCCGCCTCCTTTTTACAGCGAGGAAAAGTATGAAAAGACTGTTAAAAGCTGACCCGAAAACAGGTGTTCAAAGTTCTTTAGTGCAAGATTCTAATGGTGAAACTCGTATTGAGACACAGCAAGAATTTAGCAACTTAATTAAGCTAAATAAACAAATGAACGATGACTGGTCTAAAGGACAGATGACTGGTACACAAAAGCACATGCAGCATGTGGCAGAGATACCAAATGTGTTGTATCATGAGTTATTAAAAAAGCTAGGAAAGCCAAGCGAAAACCCAAAAGCTTGGAAACAGTGGTTAAATAACAACGAAAATCGTGCGTTTAGAACAGGTGGCGGTACAGTATGACAATTAGCACTTACGCAGAGTTAAAGACATCTATCGCTAACTTTTTAGCTAGGGATGATTTAACTGACCAAATACCTAATTTTATACAGCTTGCAGAAGGCCGCATGAACCGTGAGTTAGAAACACGAGAGCAAGAAAAACGTGTTACAGCTACATTAACTGTTGGAGATGAATATATAGCTTTACCAACAGATCTTCGCGAAGTAAGGCAAGTAAAGCTTAATACAAGTCCTATAACAAATTTATCTTATTTTAGCCCAGTAGGTTTAGATAAAGCTTATGGTTCTACGTCTACTGGGAAACCTAAAGGTTATAGTTTAGTAGGAAGAGAGTTAAAACTTCGTCCTATTGCTGATTCTGCTTATACAGCAGAAATTATATATATTGGCAATTTGAACAGTTTATCTGATTCTGCTACAACTACATTATTCCTACGTTCTCCAGATTTGTATCTATACGGAGCGTTAGCTGAAGCATATATTTATCTGCTAGATGAACAGCGTGCTAACGTATATGATAGTAAATTTACAAGAGCTTTGGAAGAAGTTAAAGTTGATGAAGAAAGAGCTAACTATGGTAGTGGCTCTCTACAAATTAAATCTGACTATCAACGTCAACAATATGCGGCAAGGAGTTAAGATATGTCTGCAATGTCCAATTATCTCGAAAACGAGATTTTAGACCACATTCTTGGAACAGGTGCTTTTACTCACCCTTCTACTGTATATGTTGGTCTAGCAACAGCAACTTTTGGTGAAGGTAACACTGGCACAGAATTATCTGGTAGTGGTTATGCTAGACAGTCAGCTACATTTAGCGCGGCTTCTGGTGGCACTACCTCAAATTCTTCGGCTATTGAATTTCCTGCCGCCACAGGTTCATGGGGTACAGTAAGCCACTTTGGTATTTTTGATGCTTCATCAAGTGGCAATCTTTTAATACATGGTGCTTTTAGTGCTTCAAAATCTATTGCATCTGGCGATATTCTAAAAATCGATACTGGTGATTTAGACGTAACAGCCGCTTAAATGGAGTAACCGATGGGTTATCGCGTACCTTTAGATAATCTGTCGGGTACGCTCGACAGTCTAACTACCCCATTTGATACGTTAGACACAAACGCTATTGAGTGGAGCGCGACCACATTAGATTCGATGAATCAGTGGGGTGCGCTCGACACATGGAACTTTGGCACTCTTGATAGCATAACATCGTTTGATGTTTTTCTAGGAACTGGTAGTGCGGCAACTTCTGTATCTGTTGCCTCTACCCTTTCTAGGATTTTATCAGCTACAGCAAATGCGTCTGTTGCTATAACACAATCCACAACATCTACAAGAATTAGAACCGTAGCATCTGCTGTTTCTACGGCTGTAACGGTCACTAACACGCCTACCGTTACTAGGCTTATGTCTGCTAGTGTTGTAGGTGCGGCATCTGTTAGTGCTTCTGCTGGAAAGACAAGGCTGTTCTCAGCCAGCGTTAATATTGCGTCAACAGTATCATCATCATTAACAAAAACGACATTTACTGATTCTTCTGTGGCAACAGCGATAACTGTATCTGCTGTTCCGTTCAGCGTACTAGCGTTTGATGCGACAGCAAACACAGCAATAACAGAATCAACACAAGCCACACGCATCAGAACAGTTAGCGATTCAGTAAACATAGCGGCTACTGTTACAGCAACACCTGAGAAGATTACTTTTGCTACAGCCTCAGAAAACATATCCGCAACAGTTACAGCAACTGCGATTGTATTTAGAAATGCTGTTTTTGCAGATGCCTCTGTAAATATATCGGCTACTGTTGCTGGTGCTTATAATGTTGTCAAAGAAGTTGCTTCATCTCAATCTATAGCAATCACAGAAAACGCAGTATCTAAACTTATTGCTTCTGCTGTTTCTTCTGTAGATTTAGCTTCCACCGTGTTGTCATCTGCAACACGGATTAGAACAACATCTTCGCAAGTAGACATAGCGGTAACTGAGCAAGCTGTTCAAACTATAACAAGAACTGTTTTGGCTTCAGAAGATATAGCAATTACAGAATCTGGCGAATCTATAAGAATAAGAACTATGTCAGCATCTGTGTTGGGTGCTACAAATGTTAGCGCAAGTTCTAAGGCTACTTTAGCTGGGGTTACATCTGTTGATATATCTATTGAGACAACAGGTGTAGCTAACGTCACTGCTTCTGCTGTAGCTAGCGAAAATATAGCCATTACTAATCAAGCTATACCGACTATATTACGCACTGTTTCATCTCAGCCAGATATATCTGTAAATGTTACTGGTGAACAGCAAAGAATTAAATCGGTATCTGCTTCTGTTGATTTATCCCTTACAGAATCAACCGAAGTAAAAAGAATAGTTTTCGATTCTTCTGCGGTAGATATAAGTGTTACAGAGAGTGCTGTAGCTACTAAACTCAGGACAGCATCTGCATCAGAAAGCATAGCTATTACTGAAAGTGGTGAAGCAACAAGAGTTAGAACAGATAGTGCCAGCGTAGATATAGCGGCAACAGTTACATCAACAGCAAAAACTGTATCACTGGTTTCAGCATCTGAATCTATTGCGATAGAAACAGAGGCAATAGCAGGGATAGAATTTTCTTTCTTTGGAACTTCTGCTATATCTATAGAAGGAACTATGATAGCCAAAATACTTGGCGAAGATTGGGTTCTCGTTGATTCGGATGATGAGACATGGACAGATATAGCAATAGGTTCTGAAATATGGACGCAAGTTCCAACAGGCAGTGAGGTTTGGTTAAGACAATGATTACATTCGGTGAGTGGCTACCTGACCAGCCAGATCATATGAACCCAGGGGTTTTGACGGCAGAAAACGTAATACCTGCTTTTAAAGGTTATCGTTCATTTCCTCAATTTGTTGAATATTCAAGCGCAACCGCAGACGCTAAGATAAGAGGTATTTTTGCGGCAAAAGATAATGCTGGGAACGTAAAGTTATTTGTTGGTGATGCGGCTAAGTTATATGAGTTTAACGCTTCCACCTCTGCGCTAGATGACGTTAGTAAGGCTGGCAGTCCAGCGTATGATTTATTAGGTGATGAGCGTTGGCGTTTTGTGCAGTTTGGCGAATATGTTATTGCGTCTGGCGGTACTGGTGAAGAGCTACAAAAATGGCAGTTAGGCACAGATACTGCATTTTCTAATTTAGGCGGTTCGCCTCCAAAAGCTGACTTTATTACTGTAGTTAGAGATTTTATCTGGACAGGAAATATAGATGAGGGTTCTGGGAGGGTTCCGTACCGTGTAAGGTGGTCAGGATTTAACGCAATAGATAGCTGGACTTCTGGAACTGACCAATCTGATTTTCAAGACTTACCTGATTCTGGTGCTGTTATGGGATTAGTTGGCGGTGAATACTGCACAATACTTACAGAAAGAGCTATATTCCGCGCTACTTACTCTGGGCTTCCATTGGTTTTTCAGTTTGATAAAGTTGAAAGTCAAAGAGGTTGTTCTGTAAAAGGTTCTGTTTGTAATGTTGGTAGTAATGTGTTCTTTTACTCAAACGATGGTTTTTACTTATTTAATGGGCAAAGCTCCACGCCTATTGGCGCAGAAAAAGTAGATGAATTTTTTGCAAAAGATTTTAATCTTTCTTTTAAAGAAAATATGACATCATCTGTTGATCCATTAAATCAAATAGCAATATGGAGCTATCCTTCTACAGCTAGTGGTAATGGCAATCCAGACACATTGCTTATATATCATTATGTATTACAGCGTTGGTCTTTGGTAAAGTTAAGGGCTGATTATCTAGCACCATTTTTTAGTTCTGGTTACACGCTAGAACAATTAGACAACTTATCCGCAACATTAGATGGATTAACAACTGTGCTTGATAGCCCACTATATAAGGGCGGTGAGTTCTTCTTTGGCGGTGCTGTAAATGACCAAATATTTAGTTTTACTGGTGATCCTATGACAGCAACGATTGAAACTGGTGAAACAGGATTTTCGCCAGGCAAACACAGCATTGTCACTAGAATATATCCATATTATGAAGGTGGCGCTGTAACAGCGCAGATAGGAACACGGAATAGTATTGCTGATGATGTTGTTTTTGGAAGTAGTGCTACCTTAAACTCTGAAGGTTTTTATCCTTTTAGGTCTGCTGCTAGATTTCATAGAGCTAAGTTATCTTTAACTGGAAACTGGACTAATATACAAGGTATTGATGTTGAAGCCAGAGAGATAGGCAGACGTTAATGGCTATTGAGCAAAGACAAACCAACTTTAGGACTTTAAACCCTGTTACAGCTACAACACGCGAAATAGCAGAGGTTTTAAACCGCACGATTGACGGTGGATTAAATAGCGTTGGATATGTTACTTTCTCAGCGAACACAACACAGACAACAGTTTCTGAGCCAAGGTACAATGTTCAAAGTTTGGTGTTTTTCACAGGAGTTGACCATGACCCTTGGCATCATAATCCTTATATTGATGGAACTAGCACAAATGGAACAATGGTGATTAACCATGACAATCAAGGACACGATGCGCCCTTTGCATACCTCATTATCGGTTAAAGAATGGTCTAGGTTAGTTTCGCATATATCTGAAGCTTTAAAATATTCTAATAAAAGCCATGATATATCAGATGTATGGGATGCTATTAAAAGAGGTAAAGCTCAGTTTTTTCCATTGGAAAACTCTGTTATAGTGACAGAAATAGTAGACTACCCAAATCAAAGCGTATGTCGTATATGGTTAGCAGGTGGTGATTTAGACGAACTTATGGAAGCTGAAAAAAGTATTTGTAAGTGGGCGGAAGAATTAGGGTGTACTGGCATGGAAATTATAGGACGCAAAGGCTGGTCACGAAAACTTACTGATTATAAAGAAGCGTCTGTAGTATTAGTGAAGGAAATACGAGATGAGTAAAGGTGGCGGTCAAACAAGGACTATTTCGTCCACAGGTGCGCCAGCATACGCACAGCCATATTTGCAATATGGATTACAACAGGCAAAGGCATTATATGAATCTCCTACGCCTCAATATTATCCAGGTTCTACTGTTGTAGGATATTCGCCAGAAACAGAGGCGGCATTATCAGCAACAAGGCAGTATGCTTCACAGCCAAGCCCATTGGTTAGCGGTGTTCAGGATGTTGTTGCACAGAACCTTATGGGAACAAACCCATTGCAAGCTGCGGCTTTTAGACCTGTTATAGAACAAGTAGAAGGAACACTTGGAAAAGCAGGTCGCTATGGTTCACAATATGGCACGCAAGCTATGGCACAGGCTTTGGCTCCATATGCGTTACAAGCACAACAGGCGGCCATATCTCAAGCACCTGCTGCGTATAAGTTTGGTTTAGCGCCTGCTAATTTAATGATGGGTGTTGGCGCGGCTAAAGAAGAACAAGCGCGTGCAGAATTACAAGCTGACATTGATAGGTTTATGTTTGAGCAACAAAAACCACAGCAAAAACTTGCAGAATATATGACATCTGTTCAAGGAGGAACTGTTGGTACTCAGCAAATAACACCGCAATACAGACAGCCTGCATCTAGCTTTTTAGGTGGTGCTTTAACAGGCGGTCAAATAGGAACAATGATAAACCCATCATATGCAGGTGCTGGTGCTGCTGCTGGCGGATTATTAGGATTATTGTAGGAGTAAACTATGGCTGAAGGCTTTAGTAAATTATTTGGCACAAGTTTTGATGACCCAAGAACGCAAGGTATATTAGGTCTTGCAGGCGGTTTATTGGAAGCAGGTGGTTATCAAAGTCAGCCTATGACGCTAGGACAAGCACTTAGCTATGGCGGTCGGCAAGGTATGCAAAGCTATCAAACAGCTTTAGAGGCGCAACGCGCAGAGGCTGATAGAAAGCTACGCGAACAGCAATTAAAGCAATCTATGGAAATACAAGCTGCACAAGAGGCAAGGAGTGCAGAAGCTGTTAGGGCAAAAAAAGCATCAGATCTTGCATTAACAAGAGGTGTTACTGGCTCTATAATTGGAGATCAACCTTTAATGTCAGCGCAATTAACCCCTGAACAAACTAGGCTTGCTTCTTTAGCTCAAAGTCCTGAACTTGCTTCTTTGATTGGTCAGCAACAAGTAGAACGACTAACAGAAGAAAAAGACCCGTTTACTTTATCGCCAAAACAAGAAACTGTTACTATTAATGGAAAACAAGGAACTGCCTTAGTTCAATATTTTCCGATAGGAAGTCCTTATATTAAGACTTTAGGTGGAGATCCTTTAACTGGAAGAGTGGTACTTAGTGATACTTTTGTTCCAGCGGAAGAAAAAATACCAGAAACATCTACAAATTTTATTAATGTATATGACGAAAATTCTGACTTTGTTGGTTCTTTCCGCGCTGACGATCCAGGGATAGATGAATTTTTAAAAAATAACCCAGGCGCAAGAGTTGTAGAAACCACTTCTTTAACTGGCACAGAAAAAGACATTGGGTTAACGCAAAAAACTCAAGGAGCGATGGAAGCAAAAATATTTGATTTAGGAGAAAATATAAGTAGATTAAACGAAATAGAAAGTAGTTTTAAGCCAGAATTTTTAGAAGTAGCTACAGTAGCGTCTGTAGTCAAAGCTAGTTTAAAAGATAGAATCGGACAAGCAAGTCCTGAAGAAAAAGAGTTACTTACTGAATATACTACATGGAAAACTTCAGCTTACAATCAAATAAATCAATATATAAAAGCTATAACAGGCGCACAAATGTCTGAAGCAGAAGCAAAAAGAATCATGAAAGCTGTTCCTAATCCAAGTATATTTGAAGGCGGCCCAACAGAATATTTAGCGCAATTAAATGTTGCGTTAAGAGATGCAAAAAATGCTATAAGAAGAGCAGCATATTTTAAACAAAAAGGTTTAACTCCAGTAAAAACAGACGATCCTGATGAAAATTTAAAATTCATAGAAAATGATCGTGTGATACAAATAAACGATATGCCTGAAATAATGAAAAAAGAACAAGACAGGCTTTATGATGAATTTGAAGCAAACCCAATAGAAGGAATGAAACCAGAAGATTATGTTCGTTTAAATCTTACAAGGATATTTGCAATATGAGTAAAATTGAAAGACCTGATATTGTAGCAGAAATTTTGTCTGGTTCTCCACAAAAATCAAATAATCAAGATATTCTTGATATTGAGGAAACTTCTACTGGCTCTGATGTAGGAAAGTCTGCTGTATCTGGCGGTTTAAGAGGTCTTTTAAGTTTATTGGGTTTAGGCGGTGATATTCAACAAATATCTCGTCTTGCAGAATCTTCTGCTACGGCAGGCGCACAACGTCAATTACAAGACCCTGAAGCTTTAGCTAATCTTCCTTCTGGATTGCAACGTGCAATAAAAAAACAAGCAGAAGTAGAACCTACATCAATTACAGATAGAACATTATTTCCTACTTCACAGCAGGTAATAAGCACTGTAGAACCTGCATTGCCTATACTGGGTTATGAACCAAAAACATCTTTAGGAAGAATTGCACAATCTGCTGGTGAGTTTGCAGGAGGCGGTGTGCCAGGCAAAATAAGCGCGGCACCATTAGCTGCAAGAACAATTGGGTTTGGAGGAATTGGCGCAACTGGTGCAACCGCAGAAGAGGTTCTTAATGTTCCACAAGAAGCTGTAAGTTTGCCTTTAATGGCAATTGCAGGTGGAGTTTCATCTCGTGTAAGACCACTAGAAAAAGCTTTAGCAGACACACAAGTTACTGGAAAAGCTAGAGAAACAATGCAAGCTGCAAAAGAACTAGATTTTCCTTTAACCGCAGTAGAAGCCATGGAACAGCCTGAGTTAGATTCTTTATTGCTTGGGGCTATGAGAAGAGAAGATTCTTCTAAAGATATAGCTGAAAAATTTATTACGCCTCGTGTCACTGCTTCCGAAGCTGCTGTTAGCAAACAGTTAGAAGGATTGCTTTTACCTGATATCCCTCAACCAAAAACTACTGCAAAAGAAGCACAAGAAGCTTCTAAGGCAGTAATGGGAGAGGTAAGAAAAGAAAGAACAAATATTGTTGAACCTTTTTACAAAGCTGCAGAAAGTGAAAGACTAGCGGATACGCAATCTATTCAATCTTTAATTGATGAAGCAAATTCATTAATAAAATCAAAGAGATATAGTAAAGAAACTGTAAGTCAATTGAATTATTTCATTAAAAGAATTAGCGATAAAGTAACAATAAAAACAAAAGAACCAAAAGGCAGAACTATATTAGCGCCCACAAAAAAAGATAAATCAAAAATCGTGCCAACTAATGAGATATCTAGGCTTGATAGCGCTCAAAGAGATATATCTTCTAGATTAAAATTACCACAAGAAAGTCCTAATGCTGTGCAACAAGAAGCAAGAGGCGTTGTAGGATCTTTAAATAAAAAACTTGATGATATTCTTGTAAACTCAAGTGATAACATAAGAATAGGCAGAGAAAAATACAAAGAAGCAACAATAGAAATTGTTGACGATATTGGTGACACAGGAATAGCTGTTATAGAAGCAACGCCTGAAATAAATATGAATACAGTTGTTGATGTAATTAAAAACGAATCTATTGCAACGCCAACAACAATAACTAAACTAGCAAATGCATTAAATCAAAAAGACCCAGAAGTGTTTTCTAAGATAGCAAGTTATTACCTTAGAAATGCCGCAAAATCTTCCGTTAAGCCAGGTCAAGAAATAACCAGTGGCGCACAATTTGCAAAAACTGTTGCAGGCACTAAAGCTGACAAGGAAAGATTAGATGCTATTTTAACAGGGGTTGCTAGAGCTAAAGGATTAAACCCAAAAACAGTAACATCTGGCTTTGACAAATTATTGGATGTTATGTTTGCTAGTGGGCGCTTGTCTCAAATGAAAGGCGCGAAGGTAAAAGTAGATATACCTTCTCCAACAAATAAAGGTATTTTGAGCGCTAGTTTTGTGCAACCAGGTAAGCCAATAGGAGATTTTTTTGCAAGAAGAAGAAATCAAAAATTCTTTGATGGGTTTACAAAAGCTTTAATGTCTGATGATGCTTTAACAGCTTTAGAAGAATTAGCAGGCGCTTCAGTTAATAGCCGTAGATTTCAAGCATTAGTTAGTACTATAATAGCTTCGTCAAGAGAGCTAGCTCCTACAGTAGAAACAGAATAACGCCATAAGGAGATAGAAATGGCAAAAACAGCGATTAACCAATATTCAACAACAGCGTCTAGCAACACCGATATAGACAGTGTTGACCTTGGCGAAGGAACAATGGTTCCAAGCGATGTTAACAACGCCATCCGCGAGGTCATGGCGCACTTAGCAGACATGAACGCAGGGAACGAGGTTATAGACGATACATTTACCCTCGCTGACCCCACAGACAATGCCAAGAAGTTTCGCATGGATGGTGTTGGCATTACAACAGGCAACACTCGCGTTTTAACCGTGCCTGACAGCAATATAACAATAGCTGGCACTGAGCTAGCCCAAGAGTTCACAGCAACCCAGAACTTTAATGCAACCACGCTAACAGATGCGGCTACAATCTCATGGGATACATCTGCTAATCAGGTGACTAGCGTTACGCTTGGTGGCAACCGTACCTTTGGCGCACCGACTAATCAGAAGGATGGTGGCGTATATGTGCTGATAGTGGTACAAGATGGAACTGGTTCACGGACAATAACATGGAACAGCGTATTTAAATGGGTGGGTGCAACAGCCCCGACATTATCTACTGCGGCTAGTTCACGCGACCAATTCGTATTTGTCAGCAATGGCACTAACCTTTACGAAATAGGTCGTGCAATAGGAGTTGCTTAATGAGTAGCTTATTCAATATAGCGGCTGGTGGTCAGGCTGGTTTCTACGGCTATCAGATAAACGACTCTTTGCGGTTTGATGATGGAAGTTCAGCTAATTTAAACAGGACACCTTCTGGGTCAGGTGATAGTCTTACCACTTGGACATGGAGTGCTTGGGTAAAGAGAGGTAATTTAGGAACTGGGTTTTTATTTTCAGCAGGTCTTTCTTTACAACCATATTCTATAATTGGGTTTTCGTCAGACCAATTATTTTTTGATGTTGTGACAAACACAAATGTTGTTCTCGGAAGAAAATACACCAACGCAGTATTTAGAGATACGTCCGCTTGGTATAATTTTGTTATCGTTTGGGATACCGATAACGCTACAGATTCTGACAAAATGAGGCTTTATGTTAATGGAAGCAGAATTACATCTTTTTCTTTGTCAACTGACCCTACTGATGGTCGGGCAAGTGATATTAACTCAACAGATGCACATTACATAGGTTCAAGACCAGAAGCGGCAGGAAATTTCTTTGATGGCTACCTAGCCGATGTTAATTTTATAGACGGACAAGCCCTAGACCCGACATCGTTTGGCGAAACCAAATCAGGCGTATGGATACCAAAGGACACCAGCGGTTTAACCTTCGGCACTAACGGCTTCAGACTTCAGTTTGGCGATAGTGCGGCTATTGGTGATGACACTAGCGGTAATGGCAATGATTGGACTGTGAACAACCTAATAGCCGCTGACGTAGTCCCAGATAGCCCTACGTTGAACTATGCTACTTTTAATCCATTGGCTGTAGATTATATTAGCAACATTACTTATTCTGAAGGTAATTTAAAATTTAACAATAGCACCGTACACAAGACCGCTTTTGGTAGCACAGGTATTGTAACAGGTAAGTGGTATTGGGAAGGAATCACAGCAGGGTCAAACAGATTTACTATAGGTTTGACTGATTCAAATAACCTATCTTACAAACAAGTTGCTGGAACAAACGCCATTGTTGGATATTTACCATCTACTTCGTATTCCTTTGGAGATGCTGTTGGTCTTTACGCAGATACTTTAAGAAAAAACGGTTCAACTGTTGATAGTTCTTTATTTGGGTCTTATGCAACTGGAGATTTTTTTGCGATAGCTTTTGACGCAGACGCTGGAAAAGTTTGGATTTCAAGAAATGGTACTTGGGCAAATAGTGGAGGTGGTACAGCAAGTACAACATTAGACCCTGACAGCAATGACACTACGGTTACTACTGGAGAAACATATCTTCCAGCTTTTTCAATAGAAACACCAACCACTTGGACAGTAAACTTCGGACAAGACAGCACCTTCGCTGGGTCTACCACGGCTGGTGGTAACTCAGATGCTAACGGCTACGGTGATTTCAAGTATGCAGTACCGTCTGGCTTCCTCGCATTAAACTCAGCCAACCTACCCGAACCATCTATCACACCGCTAGACGATGATGTGCCAGAGGACTATTTTGAAGCAAATCTATGGACAGGAAACGGCACTTCTCAAAGTATATCTAGCTATGAATTTTCACCAGATTTTGTTTGGATAAAAGAAAGAAGTAGCACATCGAGTCATTATCTCGTAGATACAGTAAGAGGAGCAAGTTTGTTTTTGCAAAGTAATTCAACTGTAGCAGATACCTCTAACACGGTAAACTTAACAAGTTTTGATAGCAATGGATTTAGTCTAGGCAGTGGCGGTACAACAAATGAGAACACTCAAACATACGTAGGTTGGGCTTGGAAAGCTGGTGGCACAGCAGTCAGCAATACAGACGGTTCAATCACATCGTCAGTATCGGCTAACACAAAGGCAGGGTTTAGTATTGTTTCTTATACTGGTAACGGCACGGCAGGGGCTACTATAGGTCACGGACTAGATAAAGCACCTGAGTTATTGATAAACAAAAACAGGGATGAGTCGCAAGTTTTTCAAATAAATGCCGATGTTATAGGCAAATCTTATATTTTGAGTTTTACTACATCTGCAATATTAAATAGACCAAATCAATATTATTATAATTGGGATTCTTCTGTAATAACTACAGGTAGCGATGTTCACTCTAATGGCAATGCAGATAAGATTATAGCCTACTGTTTCCACTCCGTTGAAGGCTATTCCAAGATTGGCAGTTACACAGGAAACGGAAGTTCCACAGACGGCACGTTTGTCTACACAGGTTTCAGACCAGCTTGGGTTATCATTAAGCGTACTAATACTACAGGAAATTGGCAAATACTAGACAACAGACGTGACCCTGACAATTCTGACCCGCATAAGTATCTTTATTCAAATTTAAGCAATGCTGAAGTTTCTACTACGAGTGCCGACTACGACTTTTTGTCAAATGGCTTTAAAGCTAGAAATTCAACAACCGATATGAACGCATCAGGAAGCACATACCTCTTCATGGCATTTGCTGAAATGCCATTCAAATACGCAAATGCAAGATAGGAGTAAATAAATGTGGAAATATAATGGCAAGGCTATTCATGCTGGAAGGGGTTGGACAGATTCTGACGGCAACCAGTACCCAAGAAACTGGCTAGGTCTAACAACCGATGCTGAAAAGACTGCGGCAGGGCTAGTCTGGGAAGATGACCCAGCACCTTTTGACAACAGGTTCTACTGGTCGGCTGGTGTTGCAAGGGCGTTGGATGATGTAAACGCAGTGGACGCAGACGGCAATGCTGTCTTAGATGAAAACGGCAATCAGGTGGTTACACTGGGTCTTAAAAGCCAATACAAGGCGCAGACAAAGGCAACAGCAGGGTCAATGCTACAATCTACCGATTGGAAGATTGTGAAGGCTTCTGAGGTCTCTGATTACAGCGTAGACCAAGCTACCCTCGACTATCGTGCTAGTGTTCGCACTGCCAGCAATACGATTGAGGCGGCTATAGATGCGGTTGCAGACCTTACAGCATTTATGGCATTGTTTGATACGCCAGTCGATAGTGATAGCAACCCAACTGGCAAAGCACCTATCAACAACTTCCCAGACGAGATTTAACATGGATATGGCTAGCCTCTTTGATATTCTAATAGGTATTATAATGGCTGGCGGTTCATGGTTTCTGCACTCTCAGTCGCAAGAAATAAAACGCATACAAATTCTTCTAAACAAGACCAGAGAGGAATATGTCAGCAAGATTGATAGCAAGTCTGAGATGGACAGGATTTACTCATCACTTGACCGAATCGAGGCAAAGCTAGACAGCATGACGAGGTAGCAATGTTAGCAGAACTGGCGGCTTGTAATGCGGCTTTTGGTATTATCAAGCAAGCCTGTGCCAACGGCAAATCTATTGCTGATTGCGGTGAGGCGGTTGCCAATTTTGTTAATGGCAAGGCTGACTTAGAAAAGAAACTCCACAAAAAAAGAAATAGCTTGTTTGGCGGTAGTGCTGACCATGACCTTGAAGAGTTCATGGCTCTAGAAAAAATCAAGCAAAACGAACAAGAGCTAAAAGAGTTCATGATGCTGTACGGACGTTGGCATCTGTGGGATGATTGGTTGCGTTTCCAAGCTGACCAGAGGAAAAAGCGTCAGGAAGATGAGAAGAAGCGCAAGAAGCGTATCCACGATATCATGGTAGGCATACTGGTTACGGTGCTTATCATCTTAGGGCTGGTTGTTCTAGCTGGCGCTGTATTTCTTATTTACTCAGCTAAAAATAGTTGATATGGTTATTCGGGGTTAGTGTTTCCTCCTCCGTTCGCTAGCCCCACTTGGCACTCCCCCTGGCAACAATCATCAGTAACACATTTACAGTCTGGACATTGATAGTGTCCGTGTACGTTAACTGCGTCTTTATTGCTGCTGCAACGAGGACATTTATTTCGTGTCTGTTGATTGTCTTTTGTCATAGCTTCTCATTCCTGCAATGCCAAGCATACCAAATAGCAAAGGCATCATTACTGACATATCCGCCTGGGGCAATATAATTCCAAACCCTGCGGCTATAGGGCTTACCATGTAGTTTATCATCAAACTAAGGCCGCATATCCAGCCAATTAATGGACGCCAACTTGACTGAAACCAATTGCCTTTAGCTTCCTGTTGATTGACCTTTATCTGCGCTACAGCTAGTTCCTGTGCGTGCCTCTCTGCCATGGTCGCTAAGTCGTGCGCTAATTGCGCTTTCTGATCCTTGTCCTCTATGAACTTGTCCAGAAGATTCGATGCTGCTGGTATTAGTGCTTGTATCATAATATCCATACCTCCTTTTAGCTTGTTCTATTCTTTGCTTTAGATG